GGGATAGTATCCCTTTAACCACTGGCCTATCAGGTAAGCCTAGTTTCCTCTTCTATCAAAGAAAAGGCGACCTTATTCGGTCTTATGGTTGATGCTTCTGCATCCGCAACAGCCCACTGTCCAGCAGTAGGGTCCATCGCGAAAGCCTTGTGCAAAGCTTTCCGCCTAGTGGAACTTGAGTTTGATCTCATTATTCCACGCCCCACTTCGTGGGGGGCGAATTGCGCTGCAGCTCGGGCATCTTTTGACGGAGTATGTGCTTCCGTGGGGCGTGACTTGGGTGAGTTTCGAAAAAGGGAATGCAAGATTGCTTTGAAGTCTTGTGTTAGGATCTTTGACGTTGCATGCTCAGGTTGCGATGTAACCGCAGCACAGAAGGCGAGGGCTTCTTGGGTAGAAGCTTGTACTCGCCCAGTACCAGCGATCGATCGATCTTGGGCTTACGATCCGTCGTGGGTCCTCAAACAGAGAGTTCGAGAGTTGATTAGTGGGTGGGGCAAGCGACTATCCAGTAGCCGCTCGTTGGTGAGAGGGGAAAGTGAGTGGGGGGGGTACACGGACCAGAACGGCTGCTTGGAGCAGACCCGATTTGAAGGCGGCACTATTTCTGTCGGACCTAGTCATTACGGTGACATTTCCGAACTCAGAGTTGGTGTCGCAAAACAAAAGGGTAAGCTTAGAGTAGTTACGATGCAGAGCGCGCGTGTTAAACGGGTTTTAGTTCCCGTTCACCAGGCGCTCTACGATCACATTACCTCGTTCGGCTGGTGTGTGCGAGGAGACGTTCAGAAGTCGGATTTTGCGGCTATTGTTGCTGATGTAGGCAATGGAGAGTCTTTTATCTCCGGCGATTATTCAGCGGCGACCGATAACATACTGCCTTGGGTAACTGAGGCTGTTACGTCGGTTATAGCCGAGTGTCCTGATCTGACTGACGAGGAGAGAGGAACGATGTTGGCGGCAGTGGGCGACCTTCACTTGATGTCCAAGAGTCGCAAGACTCGGACATTATTGACAAGAAAACAGATGATGGGGAATCTTTTGAGTTTCCCTATACTCTGTCTTATCAACAAGGCTTGCTTCGACATCTGTTGTGACTTGACTTGGGGTCAAGGCAAGAGGAGGATTGGTAGGTTTAACGGGGATGACTGCATGTTCGCAGGAGATAAATCGTTCTTCCACTTGTGGGAGAAAGTTACATCTACCTTCGGACTTGTTGTCAACCGCGAAAAGACCGGTTTCTCTGAAACCTGGCTCGACTTAAATAGTCAGCCTTACCACGTACCCACTTCGAGTCTCGTTCCCAGACATTGTCTCTCTTTTCTTCGGCCTTTCAGAAATGATTGTGTCGATCTCCTCGGGGAGGTATGGAAAGGTACAAAAGAAATGCGTCATAGTGTACGTCAGTACGCTGTGTCGGTTCTAGCC